GACGACCCTTACGGGCCGTTCCGCTCCAGGTTCGAGGATGTCCACATGGTCGAAATCCTGGTATGCCCTAAACGACGGTGCAACAAACCCGTCAAGAAAGGGAAACCAGGCTTCGAGCCTTGAGGTCCACTCCCGTTGATCGTATTTCTGGTTTCCCAGAAGATCATCGGCAGTAGCCCCAGGGCCATGCTTTGGGACTAGATGCCCTTCATAGACCTCACGGTCCATGGTAGTAAGGACATCAGCCCAAAGGAGACGGCCGATTCTCGCAAACTGATCAAGATCAGCTTGTGAGAGTCGCGTATCCGCCTCTCGGACATCCTGCTCACACTGGACGTACTGTCGTATCGCCTTGCGTGTGCGCCATTCAGCGCACTCAAGGTTCATCTTCGCGAACATCAGAGTAATCTGACGTATCGCTTGGATGGCGTCGATACTAGGTTCGTCCAACAGACGACCAGAAGCGCGGTCGAAGATCAGATCGAGAAAACCTCCTAGAAATAGGGGGAGCTCTCCTTTTCCCCGGGCGAACCCGGTGAAAAGACGGCGATCGACGAAGCCTTGGTCCAGACCTTTTTGGAGGTCCTCGCCAAACTTCGCCAGGGATATCGTTAGAAACGATAGCCCCTCGTCTTCGACACGAACCTCGATTTGTTTGAAATCGAGGTCGGTGCTTACGCCACACCAGGTACCCCTATCAAGGAGTACCTCCTGCAGGAGACACATCAGGCTTTTCATGGCCCGCCTTCCTAACGGGAGGCTGAGTCATCCATAGCCTTGTTGTGACGACCTGATTGGTCACCCCTCGGGTATCTCCCGAGGGTCAGTCCCTTACCTTCTCTTCTCAGAGATGGTTTACGACTCACCACCAAGAAGCTTGGTGGTGTTCGCACCGGAAGTAGCAGAGAGCCACGCCACAAGGGCGTCGACAATCTGCTTCTGCTCCACGATCGTGAACCCAGTAACCGGAACGTCCGCAACGATGTAAGCACTCATCGAATACGGAGCGTTCTGGGCCGGGTACAGAGGATCGG